GCCGACCACAAAGCCGATCATGCCGCCACTTCCTTCCACAGGCTTTCCGTTCCGGTCACGCCCGGCTCCCAAACGTTATTGTCCACAAGGCTTTCCCACGTTTTTCCGATGTGCGTCACCTTATCGCCCATCATATAAGGGTTCGTGCTGCCCGGCTGTACCCATGGCAGGATAGCGCCGCTGGGGTCGGTCAGCACCTTAGCCCACAGGCTGGGCGATACAGAGGGTCGCCAAGAACTTTGTGCTGTGTGATTCGTAAGGCAATGGTACAATACTCCATCATCCAGTGCCCGGTCGCCAACAGCGTACTTGGCCTTTTCATTCCATTTTTTGTATAGCCCTGGCACGGTCAACGCCTGTTCGTCCGTCAGCATGGCCCCGGCCTTGTCCATGATCCCCCGCAGCACCAGCGCCGCGTCGTAGTATTTGCCCATTACTCCGCCACTTCCGTGTTATTTCCCACGCCCAGCAGCTCAAGCGCCGCTTGCATGTCCTCCGCGTCCTTCTGGGCTTGTTCCAGCGCGGAAAGCACCTGCACCCCGTCCCGGAAGAAATGTTCTCCGTCGTAGGTGTCGCCGACCGCCACGGGCAAGTCCCCGCAGGGCACAGCCCCCGCAAATTCTGCCGCGCTGGGCGGGTATAGCACCATCACGTTCGTTACCACGCCGTTTTCCACAAGCGCATAAAACGTCTCGTTCATGCTTTGCCTCCTTATCTGTGATTCCGAATAACGGCAATACCGCTGCCGCCCTTGCCGACGTTCGTCAGGTTGTAGTACATGCCGCCGCCACCCCCGCCGGTGTTGGCCTCGCCGCTGGTGGGCTGGTGTCCATTCCACGCGCCGTTTCCGCCACCGCCAGCGCCGCCATGGGCCTGTGCGGAACCGTTGCCGCCAGCTCCGCCGCCGCCCGCGTACAGCGTGCCGGTGGGTTCACCAAACTCCCGCGTGGTCGTCCCCTGTCCCTTACCGGGGGAACCCCAATGGTCAATGCCGATGTTGGCGGCGTCCTGCGGATCGCCGTTGCCGCCGTCCGAGCCGCCGTTGTTCACCTGAGTATTGCCATAAGCACCGCCGCCGCTGCCGCCTCCCAGTTTCGTGCCGCCGTTCGCCGTCACGCCCAATGCGCTGGTGCTTCCGCCCGACGCAAAGGCGCTTTGTCCGCCCGCACCGATCACGATGCTATAGGCCGTGTTCACTGCCGCCTGAATGCTCTTCTGGGTCTCGGTGTAGCCGCCGCTGCCCGCCTTGCCGTAGCCGTTATTCGCATCCCAGTTGCCACTGCCGCCCGCGCAGCCGCCGCCCACGAGGAACACGTCTATCAGCCCGTCCCATTTGCCAAGGTTGGTAAATTTCAGCGTGCCGCTGCTCTTGAACTTGATGCGCCAGTTGCCGCTTCCGTCGTCGATCTTCTCATGGCTGCCGGTGTAGGTGTAGGTCATGTTGGGGTTCTTTACCGTCAGCGTGGCCACCCGGCTGGTCACTTCCCCGGCCTTGTTCGTCACCACGCAGTAGATGGTCGCGGTGGTTGCCGTGGTCAGGCCCGTCAGGTTCAGCGTTGCCGCCGTCGCATTTGTGATGAGGTTCCCGTTTTTATACCATTGATAGGTGTATTCCGCAGGCACGCCGTCCGTGGCAATTTGTACCTGAAAGGTCGCCGTTTCTCCCGCCCATACGGTCGCGTTCGCCGGGTAGTTGGGGTCCAGTACGGGAGTAGAGTTTGCTTCCCCCCCGCGCCTTACTAATAAACTCTCGCCCATACCATTCTCCTTATTCCAGAATACCGATTATTTTCCGTCTCCACGCCCGGCAGATCAGGCCGTCGCCCTCGTCGATCTGTACCCAGCCGTCCACGTCGGTCACAAAGGCGCTGCTATTGATCTCGATAATGCGGTTCTGTTCGTCCGTGCGCACCAGCACGGCGTATGGATTCATTCCCATAGGGTGCTCCTTTACAGGTCACGCGATACAACGGTCGATGCCGTTGTCCTGATGTCAGCATCTGATAATCCGTGGCTCGTTTTTGTCGCGCGCATTGTAAATCCATTTGTGCCAATACTCAAGACGCTGAATGCAAATCCTGATTGTACATCTCCCGTCATGGTCACAACGGCAAAATCCGCGCCTTGAAGCGAAGGAAATCCCCCGGAACGCATCAACATTGGGAGCGGCACGAACACCTCCAATGTGTTATTACTGATCGTCGCAGCACGTATGCGCATCTGGTTTGGCAACACAATGGCGTACCTCATACATTCCGCCAGCTCCGCCGCATACCCCTTGGGCACATACGGCGGCAGGGTGTCGGCGGTGTAGGTTCCCTCGTACAGGGCGGCCCAAGTCACAACAACCGTCTTTTTTGGCTTGAACGAGCAGCTTATGACCGCCCCTGTGATCTTGGCCATGCGGACGTAGCAGTTTTCGTCGTTTTCCCCGGCAAATTCCGTCCATGACGTTTCCCCAGCAGGAAGAGCACCCGTGCAGAGTGTAAATGTCCCATCGCTAAAGCCTACAACGAGTGTATAGGTAGTTCCCACCTTGGTCTCGCTCGACTGAACGTTTTGGGCCATCCACGCATCCCCGGCGGTGAGATGCAGACCATCCGCGCCGATGGAATAGGTCAAAGTAGCGTCCGTCGCCTGCCAGCGATCGATAAAATACGTCCACGCTGTAACTGTACCGTTTGTCCCTCCCCGCTGGTTCACCGGATTCGTAAAATCGCTATTATCCAGCAGGTTCCGCGCGGCGACCATATCCAGCAGCACTTTCCCCTGATAAGCGTCCAGCACGGCGACGTTCGGTTCCGGCGTAGTCAGATTATTTGCCACATCGTAACCGCTGTTTCCATTATCCCCATTCCCCATCATGGTCACGATAGCGTTGCTCATGCTGCTGTACGGCATCGATACCCATACGTTCGCCCCAACGGTCAGTTTGCCCGTGTCTATCGTGCTGATGACCGGAAGAAAAATTTCTTTTCCGAACGCTTCCTGAACGCCTACAACGCCCGTTTGGGCGCTGTAGGCTGTGCTGACCGTCATGCTTTTCATGCGCTGACAGTTTCGCGTCTGTTCTTCAATTTTGCGGTTTACAAGCGGTTCTATCGCGTTCCATATTTTCAGCGAAACGTTATCCGCCATGTTCCATCACTCCGCTTTTTCAGTCTCTTCCAGCACAAAGTACTTCGGCAGGTCGAAAACGGCGGCTTCGATCAGCTTGTCCAGCGTTTCTGCGTCCACCTTCAAACCCAGCTTTTCCAGATATTCCACCACATACTGCTTCTTTTCCGTTCCGCGCCCGTTGCCAACGTAAATTTGTTCCGCCGCCTTCACAGCAATGCCGACATACATCTTGATTTTTTCAAACTGCGCGTTCGTCACCTTGCTGCGGATCAGAGGGATCACCACGCACGTAAACACCGCTGCAATCAGGCTGATAAGGGCTTCCACAATCTGGTTCATGTTAATCGTCATCTTTTTTTACCTCGCTTTTCTGTATTTGGTTCTGGCTTTAGAACGGGAGCTGGTCGTCCAGTACTTCCCGATAACCGTCGTCTTCCTGCTTGGCCGGTGCAGAATGTTCTTCGTATTCCGACTCGCCCTCCGCGTCATTTCTGGCTCTGGAAGGACCGTTTCCCAAAAATTCCACCTGCTGTGCGTCTATCACCAGCGAATACTTCTTCCGTTCCCCTTCTCCGAAGCTGGAGAGGTGAACGGGACCCGTCACCGCCGCTTTGCGCCCTTTGGCAAGGAATTTCGCACAGGATTCCGCCTGCTTGGACAGCACCCGGACGCTGAAATAATCCGCAGGTTTCTTGTAGTTGCTCACCGCCACGCTGAAAAAACACATGGGGCCGTATTGCCCTTCTTTCAGAACAGGGTCTCCCGTCAGGTTTCCGATGATCGTTACTTGATTCATTTCTGTTTCCTTCCTCCGCGGGATCATCCGTTCCCCGGATCATCCGCACTATTTTTCTCCGCTTGCAGTTCTTTCACGCTCTTGCTGATCTTGAGCACGTTCTCGATGGCGCTTTTCGCGTCGTAGCCCACAATGCCCGTGATGAAGAAGGTCTGCCACGCTTCCGCATATCGCGTAATGGCTTCCGCATGTTCCTTCGACACGATGATGGCGATCAGCCCGCCAATGTTCGTAATGGCCGCTATCGCCAGTACGCTGATGGTGATAACATGCCCCCACGTCAGAACTGTCTTTATCAGGTCGTTTTTCGCCCCGGAAGGGGTTTTCCCGCTGACAGCCATACCAGCGTCACATCCTTGCTGTGGCGTGCTTCCGGGCCGCTTCCAGCGTGATCACGGGGCTTGCCATGCTGGCGGGTTTGAACTCCTTCGCCTGCCCGTATCCGCCGTATTCCAGCGTGGCTCCCGTGTTCACAAACAGCCGTTCGATGCACTGCACACTGGAATTTCCGGGGCTGGTGCGGTAGTACCGCTGCTTCATGATCATCGGCAGATGGGTATGCCCGTGAATGTAACAGTCGCAGTCGCAGATGCTCGCCATGTCGGCCAGCCGGATAGCCTTCGCGCCTTCCTTGCGCCCGCCGCCGCTTCCGTGGGTCACGTACAGCGTGTACCACTGCTTGGAATCCCGGTTCTTGTGCCGCCCGTGACCTTCTTTTTTGCCAAAGCGCAGGAACACGATCAGCCCGTCCGGTGAATACCGTTCTTCTACGCCCAATTCTCGGCACACCAGCCGCGTAATGTCGATGCCGTCGTCCCGGTAGGCCCGCTGTTCGTGGTTCCCTGCCGTCGCCCCGGCGATCTTCCCTGCGATAGGGCGAAGCAGCGTACACAGTTCGTCTATCTGCTGCATGGGGCTTAGTTTTTCGCCGTATACGTCCGATACGCCGCCCCGCGTGGCCGTGTTCATCAGGTCTCCGTTCAGCACCGCTACGCCGTATGGGTCGTTCACGATCTCTTCAATGCGCTTGTAGATCAGCGCCATGTTCGCGTGCGGGTCGCCGATATGCAGGTCGCTCAGGGTATATACGTTGCATACGGGCCAATCGTCCGGGCAGTCCATTCGTACACAGTGCATGGGCTTCACCTCTTTTCTCTGCCGTCACTGTAACTGATGCCGTTGTGTTCGATGCGGAACAGGGTGCATTCCCACTTTTCCGTCAGGTATTCGCATCCTTCGCAGCACACAGGCCGGTTTTCATCGCTCATGTACTGTCCCCGCGTCACACAGCTCCGGCATTCCTTGCCGCCCCGCTGGGCAAAGCTGCATTCGATGCACCTCATCCAGCTTCCACCCCGGCTTTCTTCATCAGCCGTACAAGGGTCTCCGCTTCTTCCAGCGTGTCGCAGTAAATAGAAACGCAATAGGGGCCTACCGGGTCTTCTTCTCCCGGCTTTTCGCCGTTTTCGTCCGCATATACGGTCAAAAACTTGCTCATCATATACCCTGCGTAGGTCTTGTTGGTGCTGGTATCGTCCCAACGGATGCTGGCCCATGTGCCCGTATCCGCCGAGCACAGCACCAACGCGCCCGCAGGGATGCGCACCACCAGATCGCCGTCCGGCTTATCCCGAAGGTTCACCGTGCTCCCGCTTTCCACTACCACTTTGCAGGTCTTTCCGACCAAAGCGCTCATGCTGTTTTCACTCCCTCCCGTTTCGGCGGCATTGTAGATCACCGCCTGCAAATATCCGGCTCTCCGCCAGCTGTGGATGCCGCTTCCAATCTTGGTATCCACTCTGGCTACCGGGCTGGTGGCATTGGTGATGCCTAAAGGCTTTACGCTCGTGACCAGCCCAATATGAGTATAATCCCGTTCGTCCCCGTTGTAATATTTGCCCCCCGCACGGTAATCCTGCGGCAGTCCGTAACCGTCCTCGTTCGGCTCCCGGTACTTGAAGATCGCCATGCCTTCTTTCAGACTGCTGGCGCTCCCGTGCAGGTCAAAGCAGTCCCGGCAGTATACCCGCTCGATGCGGTTGCTCCCATGGTAGATGCTCTTTCCCGCCATCTTGTACGCCCGCACAAACGCACCGGAGCAGTCGATACCATTCTTATCGTTCGTCCCCGGCGATACATAGGGCCAGCCAACGATTTCTCGGAACCGTTCTTTCATGTAATTAACGGTCAAGTCCGCCAACGCCGTTCTCTCCTTCCTGCTGTTCGTCTTTTTGGTCAGGTGGAATAGGCCAAACGATTTCCAACGGCCACCCATCCGACTGCGGCAGGTCGCGCAGCGCTTGGCGGTACTTCGCCCAGTCCCCCACAAGAGCCGTTCCAAGCGCTTTCAGAAAAGTAAGCCACGCTGTAAACGTCGTTCCAGTCGGCATTTCTAGCCCAAGGCGGTCTAAAGCCACCGCCGAATCGCTGACTTCCAGCAGCCGGTTGCGTATTTTCCGGGCGATCTCGGCGGCAGTATCTTTATCACCCTGTTCGATAGCGATTTTCAGCGCTTTTTCCTGCACGTCCGGCTGTTCCGAACGAAGTTTTTCTATTATCGCTTCCGCTCGTGCGCGGCGAATACTTACACTGTTCATTCTTCTTCCCCCTGTCAATAGATAACAAACACAACGCTTGTTCCATAGTTGTTCGGAACAGCTTGCGCTTGTGTTGCACCACTCGTATTTACAACGTTCGCGCTTTCTTCCGTATATACATTAGGGCTTCGCAGCCACCAGTTCCGGGCTGTCTGTGCGTTTGTCAGATCGTATTTTATTCTGTCTGTGGCCGTTGCATCCGAATAATACGGAAACGCTGTTCCTTCTGCAATGCTATCGTTGTTTCCTAAACCCATTTCCGTCAAACTTGCCAAAAACGCTTTGGCGCTGATGGTCTCGCTCCCGCCGCCGTCAAACTCGAAACTCAGAGCTGTTACCACATCGACTGCTCCCAAAGCGTCGATAAACTGGCTATCCATGCCGTTCAGCAGCCCGGCCTGATTGGCATAATCAGGCGGAAGGTCAAATGCATTTTTCTTCACCCACCATTGATTGGCCGCTACCGTGCTTTCTACCCATTGCCGGATAGCGCTGTTGGAATAGCGGTTACAGCCGTAGGCGCTCCGTTTGGTTGAGTTAAAGGAACCCACCGTATCAACGATATATTGCTTATATCTGCTCGCCGTGCCCAAAACCGTTCCGCTGCTGCCCGTCGTAACCGACAGCCCGCTTTCGATAGCGATTCTGTTTTCATCATAGGTGGTGATCGTGCCGCCCGTAATGTTCGCGGGCTTATAGTCACTGTTGCTTTCTCGCCATGCCCCGATCAGGTCATGCCGCCACGCGCCGCCTACAGGAATGGGCTTCGTCGTCGTGAAGTGATAGGTTCCATCCTCGCCGGTTCCGCCGTTGTTCGCCGCATGGTCAAGCATAAAAGTATACGTTCCCGCCGGCAACGCCGCGCTGGTGGTGTTTCCCCATGTGGCTTCCTCCGCATCATACGGCGTACCATAAATAACGCCATGCATCATTAGCGTCATGGTGGGTTTGCTTGCATCGCCAGTGGCTTTATTGATATTGTGGCCTACCACATCCAGAGAAATAGAGCCATATTTACTGCTGCTGACACTCAGCTTGCTTCCAACGGGAAACATCTTCGGGCCATAATTGTTCCGTACCATCGAAACGATGCTGTTCCAATCAGGTGTATTTCCTGTCACTATGCTGAGGATCATGTCCACTTCCGCTTTCAGTGCGTCAATGGTAAGCGCTTTCCCCACGGCTTCATTCACCTGATCGCCTGTATACGAAAGTTTATAATCTGCCATATTCTCACTCCTTCCTTACTGGTTTACCGCATACAAATTTTCATCGTCGCTGGTCATCAGCGGTTGCTTTTCACTGGTTACCAGTCTATCGGGAACAAAATGCTTCCGAGTAATCGTCGCTATCGGAAAATCATTCACGCTGACCGCGTTGATCGTCATGTTCCCCGTTTGCCCCAGAGGAATGCTGAAACCCTGTATCAGGTGGCGTTCCGTGGGCGCGCCCGGCTTGTCTTCCCGCCGTATCTCCACGATGTTGTTTTCCACCAGATGGAACATCTGCGTGCTTTCGATGGTCACGGCCTTTTGCAGCACCGTCATGCGTTTCAGCTTGAAGGACGCATACGCCTCGCAGATATCGTCCGTGTAATACCCCTGTTTGCTCTCACGATACGTTTTACGGCCTACCAGATACACATTGGTATCGCTGGAAGGGTCGTAGTTCGTAGCCCTTGCATTGGCCGTTGGAGACGTTCCCAGCGCTTCCCCGTTGATGATAACGTCGTTGTACATCTCGCTGTTCTTCACGGCGTAGGTCGCACCTAAAAACTGCTTTCGGCTGGGCTGGAACGTCCACAGCACCGGCTTGGTGGTGTCCAGTATATCGTCCTGGCTGGGGTCGAGCCGCAGCGCCCCCGTCTGGTCGTAGCCCACCCATCCAGCCAGCATCGTGTTGATGCCAAGGATCACGTCCGCCAGCGTCCCGTTTTCGCTGTCGATGCGCAGGGTGTACGGGGTCAGTACATTGGAAATTTCCGTCCCGTCCGGCAGCGTCGTGGTCAGGTTATTGTAATAATCCGTAAAGATGGGCTTTACGTTGTCCACGGGCTGTCCGTTCCCCTTGTCTTCCGCCAGCAGAGACGATATCGCCGTAAACATGTCGCTGTTCACCGGCACTTCGTAGATGCCGTCCAGATTCCCGCCCAGCGTGCCGTCCAGATCGCTCCACTTGTCTTCCAGCGTGTAGTTGGCTTCCTTTTTCCCCGGCTGGAACACTTCTTCCGGGTCTTTCACGCAGAATACGCCCTGCGGAAGGTAAAAGTCCGTCCCGTCCGGCAGCACCAGCCCCATGCTGAGGCGTATCTGCTGCCCGAACCATACCCGGTTCACGTTGTAATCGTATGCCCCGTCCAGATTTGCCAATGTGACGGTCGCCTGTCTACGCTTTCCGTTTTGCAGGTTCACGCTCAGATTCCCGCTCTGGATAAAGGCGTTGCTGCGCGGGTTTCGTTCGTTATTGTCCAGCACGAACGCCACGCTCCCGTCCGGCTGTAAAAATTCCAGCTTCGTCCGCTTGATGAATGGGGTTTTCAGCGCTTCCAAATACTGCTGATAACGGTTCAAAGGTATTCACCTCCTTTTTAGCCCGTCCCTATAAAGGGAAGGGGCGGGCGTTTGCCCGCCCTCGTTTTCCCTATCTTGCGTTCCTGACGACAGCCAAACCGTTGCCGCCTCTGATGCCACTCGTTCCTCCGCCCTGTCCCAGACGGGAGGCGTTGCCCGTCTCACCGGGGCCGCTTACCGTATCGCCTGTTCCGAAAATTTTCGTTGCGGAAGCACCGGTTCCATTCGTGCCAGCGTCAAATGTTACCGTTCCGACGGAATTGACGCTGCATCGATACCATCCCGTGCGGCCTTTGTAAAGCGTTAATCCGTTTGTATGCTGCCCCGTGGTAATGGGATAATACAAATCCACTGTCTTGACGCCGCTTCCGATGCTGACCCCGTTAGCGCTCAAACTGGAATAGTAATAGACGTTGCCTCCGCTGCCGTTGGGGCTTGTCACCTGACAGCTTGCATATCCAGTCGAACCAGACGTAGCCGCGCCGCCTCCGTTGACGGTCGTACCCATAGCGGATGAAGAAGAACCGCTGTTTCCAGCAGCCGTCGCTCCATTGCCCACGGTGACTGCATAACTGGTGTTCAGCGAAAGCTGTTTTTTGTTGACGGTCATGTAATACCCGCCGCCGCCGACGGCTGTACCTCCGCCGTTGGCTCCTGCGCCGCCTCCCGCCAGAACAAACAGATCGACCACGCCGTTCCAATTTCCGAAACTGGTAAATTTCAGCGTGCCGCTGCTGTTCAGTTTCAAATTCCAGTTATTGGAACCTTCGTTTACAAAAGTGCTGCTGCCCGTGTAGGTGTAAACAGGCAACGGGCTTGTGACGGTCAACGCGGCCGTTCGGCTCTTTACGCTTCCGGCTGCATTCGTCACCACGCAATACACGCTGTGGGCACCGACCGAAGCGCCGTTCCACGTCACCGAAGAAGCCGTTGCGTTCGTCCAGATCGCCCCATCCCGATACCACTGGTAGGCGTATGCGTTCGGTACGCCGTCCACAGCGATCTCTACTTTGAATGTCACCCCGTTCCCTGACCATATGCTTGCATTGGCAGGATAACTGGCATTAAGAATAGGCAGTTTTTTGACTTCTCCGCCACGGCGAACCAGTAGACATTCGCCCATATCAATTCACCACTTTCATGATGATGGGAAGGTCGACCGTCGGTTTGTCGCTGTAACAGTATGCCGTGACCGTTCCGGCACCTGTCTCCACCCTTCCGACATAAGACCACGCTTCCAGCATCGCGTTTGCCGTATCGGCGCTGGTGACGCCGTTCATGTTGATGTCTGTGATCGGGCTGTCGCTTGCCGCAATGCCCGCTACGTTGATCGTCTGCGTATAAGGCGCGGAAGCAGACCATCCGGCGGCGGTCAATGTCCCATACAAAGTAGCCGTTACGGCGTTTTGCACCGTGAAGGTGGACGTCTGGTCGTTCCCGTATGTGATGGTATACGTGTCCACTGCGCCGGAAGTTCCCGTTTTGGCAATGCTCTGGATGCCTTTCCCGTTTGTCACCACAAAGGTCGTCGTCGTTCCATCGTCAAAGGTGATGGTGTAAGTATCGTCTTCTCCGCTGGTGGATGTTTTTTCGATCGTTGTGATGCCGTTCCCGTTCGTTACGTTATAGGTGTCTGTTACGGTACTGTTATCGTAGTAAATGGTATACGTATCCACCAAGCCGGACGAACCCGTTTTTTGGATGTCTCTGATACCGCTCCCGCGTTTGCTCAAAAGCTGCCAGTAGTTTTCCCACCCAGCCGTTACGCCGGGGGAAATGGATACCACGTTGTCTACGATGCTGGCATAGCTTTGCCCGTCCTCGCCTACAACGACGGTCAACCGGCTGTATACCGTAGACGGGTTGTATTCGCCGCCAAGCGTCATGGCAACTTTCCCAAGGTCTTTATAAGCCATAAGGCGTCACCTCGCTTTACTTCTTCACAATAGATACGATGTCTTTATTAGTATAACGGAACTGCGTTCCTTTGCAGAAAAGGTACTTGCTTCCCCGTTCTAGTACCTCGTATTCACGCCCGTCAGCCGTCAGGACGTATTCCTTCGGCTCCTTTGTTCCGCTATTCGGGCGTTCCGTCTGTTTTCTGGTCTTTTTCTTTGTCTCTTCCATGCCTGTTCGCTCCTTTTCTCAAGTTTTGGCAATAAGGTCATGCTGTTGGTTGATTTCCAACTCGGCCATTCGTACCGTTTCGCTCGTAAAGTTTTGAGCCAGGTCGGTTTCGTTTTGCAGTTCCAGAACGCTGCCGGCGTTCTTTTCCAGATAATCGTCCGCATAGTCCCAGCGCAGTTTGCCCGTCTGGTTGTCGATGGAAACGCTGGTATTCACGATCTGATCGACCGGCCAAAGCGCATCCGCACTGGTCAGCGCAATGGAAATTCCCTCTGTGCTCCCGATCTCCACCCACGGGAAGGTCATCGTCACCGCCTGATTCGGCCATTTATCTTCCACTTTCATGGTGATGCTGCCATTCGGCCGGATGTGCCGAAGGTTTCCTTTTCGGTCGTTCAGGAACAGGTCGTACCCGGACGAAGAAAGTTCCATGATCTCGTCTGCCAGCGCCGCGCCGTCGCTGTACAGGTTGGTCTCCGTGCTGCATTTCCCGATCAGCGCCGTCAGCGTTCCCGTGCGGTACAGGCTGTTTTCCGGCTGCCAGTTCGGATAGCGCGTAAAGTTTTTCTGTACCGTAGGCGCGTTGTTGTTGCTCTCGTCTTTGGTTTCCACATTCAGCCTGAAAGTATATACGGCTTGCGGATGATACACGCCGTCCGCTTCCCGCTTTGCGGCCAGCAATACCACGTTCCATCTGCACGGCACCACGGTGTTGCTGGTAAACGGCGCTCTCGTAAAGATCGTCGCGCTGGAATACCACAGCTGATAGGTGTAGGAATGATCGTTTTTGGCACTGTAATCCAGCAGTCCCAGCTGATCTATCCCCAGATCGGCCAGATGCATATATTCGCCCGTCCCGTTGTCGATGCGGTACAGCGAATATCCTGTGGTGTCCGCATTACCGCCATTCAGATTCTCGTTCTGAAAATCGGTTAGGAAATAAGTGGAAGAGGTATACACAGGCTCATATCCCGCGTTCGTCATCAGATCAGAAAGCGTCTGTTCCGAAAGGTTCCCTTTTTCTATCCATAAATAGGAACAGTTCTGCGGGCCTGTCAGCAGCATGGACGTTATCGTTCCCTGCGGGATGGTAACATCCCAATTTCCTTTTGCGTTTCCGCTTGGGTCTATGATGAAACAATAAAACTTCCCATTGGAATATCCGATCACATACTCGACACCCAGATTCGTATCCGATACGTTTTTGGTTATGATGCTCTCATTTCCGTTCATTAGACTGATGCGGACGTTCGCTTTGCCGCTGACTATATGCTGTTCCATCTTCACAGCCAACGTTCCGCTGTCCGTTCGGAATGTTACGGGCGTACAGGTCAGCTCTGCCGCCGCTGATATATCAGGGCTAGGAACTCCGCGCCAAAAGAAACTGTACGGAGCAGAAAACGTAAGGGACTTTTCCCCTTCCGTAGCCCATTCGACCGCGCTGTTCTCTCCCAGCTCTAATGCGCCGTTTGCAAAGCCGTAAGCGCCCGATGGGCTTCCCAGTATATTTCTGGCGCTGTTCCAATGCACCATGACCCCGTTTTCTCCGCATTGCTGTTCCGCTGTGATCTCTGCGCTTCCTTCTGCCGTCGCGTAGTTGACATAGACTGTCTGGATATCGCTGGTGCATTGCTGCCCCGATTGGGTCTCTGCCGTCACTTCAATTCCGTAGATCGTCCCCGTAAACAGCGCGTCGTAGCTGAAAAGAAGCTGGCTCGTTCCATATACCGTTCCCGTGTCCTTTACAATCTCATCTCCACGGTTCCTGTTGTATAGTTTCCATCTGACCCATACGATCGGGTCGCTTGGCTCCTGCGCATAGGTCGCCGTAAACTGATACGTTCTTGTCGTAATGGGAGAATCGTATGCGTTGATCGTGATTGTGGGTTCCGACCACGCTTCTATCACGGCGGCGCTGCTCTGGGTAATGCTTTCCGCACTGGTTTCTCCCCACCACTGCGTGATGACCATTTTGTAGCTGTTTCCGTTCACGATCCCGGCGTTTGTCAGCGTTTCTGCCGTGATCGTTTCCGCTTCAAAGTATTGCACTGTGCCGTCCGCCAGCACCCCGTAAAAGGGGCTTGCAAGCGCAACGCGGCCCGTCGTATAGAGCTTCGTGCTGTTATTGTCGTATTTTTGCAGCACGATCTGATAGGCCGTCATCGGGCTGTTGCCATTTACCTGCCACGATACTTGAAGCCCCTTTCCTGCGTCAAATACGCCGCCGCCAACCCCAGCAAAAGTGCTGGGGCTGATGTTGGTCGCCATCTGCAATGCCATCTTCTTTCACCGCCTTTTCTCATTCTCCGGCATAAATTCCCGTGCTTTCCAGCAAGTCGGAGATTGTCATTTTGCCGGGGTCTCCCTGCACGGTCACTCCGTTTATCGTGTAGCTTACGTTGTGGGAGTCGTTGTTGGTGATCGTGTTGTACACTGTCGCCCCGTCCCCGTATACGTGCATGTTCTTGCCGTCTACCGTCGCGCCAATCTGGCTCAACGCGCTTTCCCACGTACCTTTTCCGGGCTGAATGCTGGATGCTACTTCTCCCGCCGAAGAAGATGCGCTTTCAGTTCCGCTTCCGTTGGGGATTTTTTTGACCCCTTCAATAATATCCCGGATGGACTGCTTCTGCTCAGGCGTGAGGTTCCCAAGCCTGTTAATGGCCGCGTTCAGGTCGCCTTCCGGCAAGTCCTGCGTAATGGCGATCTGCGCCCAAAGCTCCGCATAGTCCGCCATCTGGCGTTCCATCGTCTCTATCTGCTTTTCCAGCGGCTTCATCTGGGCTTTGTAGTAGTCCTCCATATTCTGAAGCTGCTGTTCCAGGTCGTAGATGCGGTCTTCGTTGGCAGTCTGCTGTTCCTCTATGGCGTCCAGTTTCTTTTGGTAATCGTCTTCGATGCTGGATACCTGCCGTTCCAGCGCCTTTATCTGCAACTCGTATTCATAGTCGGCCAAGTCCTTTTCGGCGCTTGCAATGGCGTCCTGCGCGTCCTGCACGCGCTTTTTGTCCGCCATCCACTCCCATTGACCCTTTTCCGTGTTGAAATAGCGGATGGTGCGCTCGTTCTGGGCGTTTTGCAGCTCCGCACGGGCTTCCTCCACGGCCTTCTGTTTTTCCGCAAGTTCCAGCTGCTCGTCCTGAATGTCCTTCGCGTCGTTCATCGCGTCGATCTGGTCTTGCAGGGGTTTGGTCAGCTTATCCCGTTCCCGTTCCAGAAGCGTGGCCTGCCGGTCCAGCTGGTCGTTCACCCGTTCCAGCGCGTCTATCTGGTCGTCCAGCGGCTCTTTCAGGTCGTCCCACTCGTTCTGTATCTTGTCCACCAGATAATCCAGATGATCTTTCGCCCGGTCGGCAAGGTCTTTGGAGTAGTTGTAATAGTCCTGCACGATCTTCCAAGGATCGTCTTCTTTGGTACTGGCATCAGCGGCGGTATTCTTACTGGCCTTGCTTCCGCTACTCTTATTGGTGTTTTTGCTGCTGTTTTTCCCCGGTACAGTGCCCACAAGGCCCTTGACCCAATTCCACAGGGTACCGCCCGCATAAGCGTTGATCTCGCCAAAACCGTCCGTATTGCCCAGCGCCTTTTGGGTCTGGATGTGATTCAGCACCACCGCGCCCGGTTGCAGTCGAACGATTGCAGGCTCGCCGCCGTTGGCGATATAGGCACGCCCGTTCTCGCTGATGAGTTCCGGCCCCAGTTCGTTCACCAGCGCCATGCCGCCGGGAGAATTGTCCGTGCCTTCCGCATTAGCGGAAAACTTTGTCAGGTTGAGATTGTTTTTCCCGTAGAAGGAATTTGAGCCGTTGGAAATGCTGAATCGAATATTGACATTTCGGGGAATGGCGGCGATAGCGTCTCCCAGTCCGTTTACCTGCTCTGTGGCCGTTACGGCTTCGCTCGCGTCTATTTCAACCGTTTTGTCGGTTTCCGTTTCTTCCGTAGCTGTATTCAAGCCCTGGACGCTATCAACGGCTTTCTGGTTCTCCTTCTGGATGATGTCAGTGCTGTACTGATCCATCTCATCTTTCAGACGACTCCACACACCCTCGGCCAAACCAGTCGTTTGTACCAGCTTATCCATGTCATCAAGGAAGAAACTGACGCTGCCATCTGCATTTCGAGAGAAAGAAGCACCAGCTTCTTCTATATTCCCGAATGTTTTTTCAAAATTTTTCTCAAGGAAATCTAGTCTTTCGATGGTATCGGAGGCTTTGAAAAACCCTTGGTTGAACTCATTAAAGGCAAACTCGCCCCGTTCTCGAGCATCTTTTCCAATTTTTTGTTTATCGGAAAGAATCAAGTCCAACGCACCCTGATATTCTCGGCTCCCGTACTTTCCTTCGTTGTACAGCTCCAAAGCGCTAGAATAAACGGATTGCAAATCGGAAAACGCATCCCCACGTTCCCCTGTTTCTTGTAGCTCTTTTTTGAATCTGGCAAGTTCGCTTTTGGCGCGTTCCAGTCCCTTTTCCCATGCGTCCATGGGATCGGTATTCCCGTAAGTATCAAGCCATTCCTGCGTCGTATCGATCAGGTCTTGTGTGGCTCCATCGGCCATCTTGATATTGCCCGTCAGTTCGTCTACGTAATAGTCCCCGACCTCTACGCCCGCATCCTTTATTTCCTCAAAGGTATCGGCGGTTATCAGGCCGGTTTCATTTTCTTCCTTCTGGGCTTTTTTCAGCACTTCAAGCTGCTTCTGATATTTGGCGGTCTCTTCTTGCAGACGCTTGGCCGATTCTGTCTCGGTTTCCAATGCGTCCGAAGTTTCGCCTGCGCCGGAAGCGACCTTCTGATTTTCGGTAGTGTAACCCTTTAACGCCGCCGCAGCGTTATCAATCCGTTCTGCTTCCCATACGCTGGCATTTTCGGCCAGCCGCACTTCCCACGCAGCATCGTCAATGTTTTTATCTGTCAGCCCGCCTTTTTCCAGCGCTTTGATTTTAATTTGCTGCTGCAAATAGGCTTCTCTGGCTTCTGTGGCGTTGTTGACCAGCGTCGTATACTCGGCCAGTTGTTCGTTAACGGAAGCGTAAAGCCCATAGCTTTCCATCCCGTTATCCTGCATGTAATTGCGAAGCTCTTTCAGTTCTTTGACCGCCTGCACCTGTTCTTCAAGGCTGTTCGCGTCAAAAAACTTGAACATGGTTCCGTTACCGCTGTTCACTTCTTTGATGTACTGTAAGCCTTTTACATAGTCCGAAAGATTCTGGTCTCCAAAACCCATTCGGCCTATGGAAGTAAACGTATCGTTCATGGACTTGGATAGCGCCTGCGCGGCAGTGTTTGCCGCCGCCTGCAAATCATCCAAAGCCATATCGGCATACTTCCCAGCTATGTTATTCAGAATCCCCAGCTGCGTTTCCAGCGCTCCGTTGACAAGATCAATGCCCGTCGCCTGATCGCCTACAAGGTCAACAATCTGTTCCTGAATCGCTCTCGCCTGCTCCTGCTTGGCCGTATTTGTGCCAATGCCGCTGTCCCCCGCCAGTTCGCGGTATTGGGCGATCAGGTCGTTCAACTGTTCCTGTTTCGAAATCGTTTCTTCGGCCTGTTTCACTGCCTCTGCGGAATCCGAAGATTTTTCCGCTCGCCAGTTTGCGTGTACTTGAGCAAGTACAGACATCGCAGTGATTGCTATTCCGGCGATACTGATAAAGGAAGTTAAACCGCCTGCTGCCCCTTTCAGCGCCGCTCCCAGTCCAACAAACGCCGTTTTGACCGTATTAACGATTTTTGCGCTCTTAAACGCTACAACCAGTCCGCCCATAGCCGCTGTCACGGTGCCGATGGAGCCGGACACATTGAGAAATTTCGTAGAAATATCCAGCAGACCCTTGATAAAGTCCGAAGAAACCGTATTCGCAACAAATTTCGTCCATGCGGCGTTCAGCTTGTCGGTCTTCGCCTGCCAGCCTTCCAGATAGCGTTCGTTTTCCTGCATAGCGCTCCCCGAAGCGTTGGCATATTCGGCCATCATCTTTTCATATGTGCCCCAGTTATCCATCAGGGCCAACAGAATATTCGCCTGACGAACACCCGCCACATTCTGTGCAATAGCGCTCTTCTGCACGTCGGAAAGCGTATCCCATTTTCCGGCCAGTTCGGCAAGTATTTCGCTGCCTTTACGAAGTTCTCCGTTCGCCATTGTATCGATCCCGGCAAATTCACGGAGTGCCTTGGCAGCATTGGCAATACTCTCGCCGTCGATCAGTTCTCCATCTTCGGTTTCACCCTTGATCTGGCGAATGTTCATGAAAATCGTGCGCAGACCACGGGCCATTTCAGAACCGCTTCGCTGGGTGGCAGCTGTGGCAGTTCCCAACATAGCCGTAAACGTCTGTGCGCTTTCACCGGCAGATGCAAACACACTGCCAGCAACCGTCATGCCTTCCGCCATTTTGGACATATCGGTAGCGTTTTTGTTGCTTACTTCATTCATGCCGTCCAATACGGCAGTCAATTTTTCTACATTTCCACCGTAACCGAAAGCCGCATCTGCCGCCAGCAGGAAGGAACTGGCCGCTTCGCTGCTCAGATCGCCCGCGTTCTGGGTCAGCAGGTTCAGTTCGGCCATCTGTTCTATTTTGTCTCCGTAACCGGCACGGGCAAAGGCGGTCTCTGCCGTCAGAACTTCACTGGCCGTGTGCCCGTAGGCTTCCGCAAGCCGGTACGCGCCCTGTTCCAACTCTTTCATTTTTTCGCTGGAAGCGCCGGTTGCTTTAGCCGTGTTAATCAGTTCCGCATCCACGGCCTTCATTTCGGTGACAGCGTCTTTAAGTCCTTTGACCAACATCGCCGCCGCAGCGGTCTTTATGACCTGACCGATTCTGGCTAATTTTTTATTAAATTCATCTACAGCTTTGCTCTGCTCTTCAAAAGCAGTAAGCCCCGTTTTCTTAAAATAATCCGCGCTGTCAGCGGCGCTCTTAAATTCCCGGTCAACGCCTGTTATCGCGTTGATCTGCCGCTGCATGGCCGTTGTTCCACTGCTGGCCATTTCCGCCTGTGTTCTGGCAAGTGCTTCTGCCTGTGCGCCTACCTGCTCATAAGCCGTTTTGCCGCTCAGTTTGAAGTAATTGGCGCTTTCGGCGGCGCTCTTAAATTCCCGGTCAACGCCTGTTATCGCGTTGATCTGCCGCTGCATGGCAGTAGCGCTTTCAGTCACTTCTTTTTTCAGATTATTGGCAATCGTGCTGGAAGACGTTTTGGTAAATCGAATGTTGACGGGTTTATTTTCAAGCTCGGTTATCTTCGCCTGTACGGTCTTCACGCCCGCATCAAACGACGAAGTGTCCAATATCGTTCTGATCTGAATTTCCGCCACTTATCACACCTCATTTCAAAAGGTTATTCACGGTATTTGCTATGTGCTGTTCGGCCTGCCCGCTTCCCACATACATTTCCTTCGCAGGCTCCAAAAAAGGCCGCGGGCCGGGATTGGGGTCAAGCGGAAAGTGCCACGGGCCGCCATTTTCCACTGCGTCTGCGGGAACGCCAGCACCGTCATACGGAGGGAAATCGGAGTTTCCGGGCGCCGTGTTCGTCATCACAATCGAAAGGTCGTCTGCCGTGGCTTCCTTTGTCAGTTCGTTGTACGCCTCGCTCATAATTCCGCCTTCGTCTCGGCGAACATAGGCTTTTGGCTGGTAACGGGCGTAGACGTTCGCCTGCACCGACTGTTTGATGGCCTCGTGCATTCCGTCTACCAGCGTGGTATTCATGGCCTCTGCCGTTAAACTTTTCACTTTTTGAAGCATCTGCTTTGCTTCCAGTTCAAAGGTGCTCATGCGCGTAGCTCCTTTCTCTTTCGGGGGCTATGCAAAGAGGGCAGTTCCCGTTTGTTCCCTTTGCATAACCCCCTCGCGTTTCCTTGAGGGGGTCGTTGTATTGCGTTTTAGGCTGTTACTGTTACGGACACGGTCGTCTTGATGGAAGTGTTATCCTTCAGCGTCACCGTCAGTTCCGTGTCGCCAGCAGTCGTGCCGGACACATCGCCCTGCTCATTTACGCTGGCAATGGAAGCACCGCCAGCGGCAATCGCATAGGTCATGGTGCTGTAGTCGAGCTGCTGCAAAGTGCCGTTGGGCATAACGCCCTTCACGGGAACCTTGGTAGAACTGCCGGATTTCACCGTCATAGCGCCGCCCACAACGGCCAGACCCACAACAGATGCGGTCACGGAAGCGGACGGCACATACAGCACCTGCGCAAGACCGGGGATGCTGCAGTCGTTGCACACGCCTTCTGCGGCGGCTTCCTCGTATGTCAGAGCCGTGCCGGAAAGGTCGGTGGTGGCAGCAGCGGTCTGGCTGGCTTCGATGTCCGCCTTGCCGCCGAACTGCATCCGGGGGATGATGATGTACAGGTCGCCGACTTTGGTCCCCTGCAGAACGTTTTCCGCGCCGCTGGCGCTGTAGATCGGGATCTGCACCGTTACATGCTTGATAGCGGGGGCGAACATACCGCCGATGTTGAAGTACTCCGCGCTGGCGTTCTGCTGGAAATACGTCACCGTGTAGCTCTTGCCGTTCGTAGCCGTAAAGCCCAGAATGGTTTTGCTCTGCGTGTCGATTTCGTAGGCAGTGCCGGGGGCATTGGTCACGCCCGCTTCCACCACGTTACAAATGGCCTTGGTGTAGCCGTAGGGCGCGGCGGGGGTGTTCGTCACGGTCAGCGCCGTAGCGCCCGCAGTGATCACTTCGCACACAGGGGAAATGCCGCCGTAGGCCACCGTGCTGCCGACGCTCATGGCGCGGGCGCTCATGCTAAAATCAGCCGCCGTCAGGGTCAGGTTCACCGCACTGTTGTGGGGGATCTGAATCACCGTCGCGTTGCCGATACCGGCCTGAATGGCGCCCATGTCGCAAGTGGTCGCAAACTGGCTGGTCTGCATCTTATTGCTCTGGTAGTCCACATCGCCGGTGGTGATGTTCCGTACCACGACGTTGCAGGTGCCCTTTGCATACAGGTACTTGTTAAGCAAATTGACCATTTATTTCCATCTCCTATCCTTGTTTGATCGGCATGGCATTGCCGCCGATGCCGGTTCTCTGGGTAAAGGCGCTCAATGGTTCCAGTGCGTTGCTTCCTTCCCGCTGCCGTTCGAAACACCAGCTCGGATACGGGTTTTCGTTGTTTTTGAAGCTGTAAAATCCGCTTCCGAACCGGGTAAAATACTTGTCCCGGTTGATGGCTTCTCTCGCAGCTTCAAACTCTCTCACCGTCCATTCCGCCAGCTCCTTCGGGCGCATTCGGTACTGATAAGCCACGCTCATCACCAGAGCGTTCATGTCATAGTCCAGCTTGGGCGCTTTCAGTTCGTTCAGGTCGTGTTCCGCTTCCACCAGTTCCGGGTTTTCCGCTTCATCGGGAAGCTCAAGCCCGTTCTGCCTTGCGATCACTTCTCTGAACTTCGGGAACTGAGATGCATCGATTCGGAAGATGGTATCGCTGGCTCTGCATACGATGGCGTTCAAGATCCGCGGGTCTTCTTCTTTACACATGGCATAGAAGTTCGTTGGATTTTGTCTCGTCGCCAATGCCAATACCTTTACGACCTGATACATCAAGCCGATCTGCATATCCGCATCCATCGCATGGAGAGCGCTCAGATAGGGCATCACTGCATAAGCGGCAGGGAGTGTTGATTGTCTGATCGTCAACACACGCTTGCAGCTGCACCATTCCGCGTAGTCCCGCATATGGATGGGGTATACGTAGATACCGTTTACCTCTTCCGGTTCCTCGTTCCATAAAGCGCCGTAGTTCTCTGAAATGCCGTTTCCCATTCTCTTTTTTCCTTTCCGTTCATTTCAGGTGGGATATACAGCAAAGAGGCCGCACGCGGCGTTTGCCGTATGCAGCCTCTTCTGCCTTCCCATAGCCCACTTGCTATGAGGAAAAATGTTCTCTTTTACTGGTCGTATTCATCCGTTCCCGTTACAGACAGCCCCATCGTCAGCCGGTATCCCACGTTCGTCGTTTCATCGTTCATCGGCAGGATACCCGCATCCGGGTGGTCGTAACGGTTGAAGCTGAATACCATGCCAGCCGCCATATTCACACCGTTCAACGCTCTCAGGCAGTCCAGCGCCATCGCGTATGTCCTGCTCAGGGCCGTTGTACGGGAATTGGAGTCGTATGCGGCGTTCGTCAGGCATTCGATGATGACGCTGGCTTTGGCCGTGTAGGCGTCCACCGGGCTTACGCGCCCCATGTAGATTCTCAGTGTGGTCACGCCGTGAGTCTGCGCCTGACTGACAAGCTGCTGGGTGAAGATTCGGTATCCGGTCGGTTCAGGAGGTTTGTCCGGGCTGTCCGGATCGAATACCATCTTCATTTTCTGCTCTGCCGTCGGCATAGGCTCCGAAAGCGGGTCGTCTCCGTCGTAGTACAGGTACTTCATCAGCCGACAGCGGTAGCTTTCATTGCTGTCTTCCGGCGTGTAGTCCTTGGTGGGCATATCCATCAGGTATTCCCGCACCATGTAGGGGACTTTTTCCATCTCCGGCATGGTGCCAAAACCCTGTACCCGCTCATACGGGTAATACTGCTTCTCTTTACTCCACAAGGTGAAGCCCCTCTTTCACGGGTTCCGCCTGCCCGTTTTTCGCTTTGGCTTCCTCGATCTTGTCATGCAGTTCCTTTTCCACCTGTTCCATGCGTTCCCGAAGCTGTTTCAGCCGTTCCAGTTCGGATGCCGCTTTGGCCATGTCCTCTGCCGATACTTTCTTTTCAGGTTCGGCTTCCTGCGGCTGTTCGTTTTGCAGTGCTTCGCCAAGCTCCTGCATGGAATCAGCGGCCATTTCCTTGATGGAAGCGCCAAGGGCCTGCATCATGCGCGTTACCACGTCGTTGTTATGACCCAACAGAATGTCGATCTCATGCGCCAGCATCCAGCGGAAATCCTTAAAGTCGTTCAGCAGGTCGAATACCTTCTCCCGCAGCTCACGGTCGGTCTTCATCTGCTCCAACTGGTTCAGCACATGGCTTTCGCCCCACTGGTCATAGACGTTCGCGGGCATTTTCAGGTTCTCATAATCGATAATTTCTTTCCCGGTTCCGTCACCTTCATAGGGAATATGCAGGTATTCATGCGCCAGCACGCCCATCAGGTAAAGATTCGTGTACATATGGTATTCCTGATACCGGTCGGGCATCGGTACGCTATCCGTGCCGTCTCCCTTTTCTGTGTACTTCATCAGCACCTTTACGATGCACTTCTGAGCAATCGTTTCGGCCATTTCCTGCTTTTTCATCAGCGGGATATAGTCCGTCGCGTTCTTTACGATCTCCGGGGTGATCACGATCTTGTTTTCCATTCTTTTCTTCCCTCTCTTTACTCAAATGGGATCGTCTGATAGGGTCTTATTTAATCGGCAGGTTCTTCGCTCTGGACATCAGGTCATCCAGAAAACCGTTGCCGTTCAGATTGTTGTGGTATATCTGATGCATCGCCGTCAGGTCTTCCAGCTCTTCTGACGTTACACATCCTTTATGAATGTAGGAATTGCCCAAATGCTTAATCCTGTCATACAAAAGCATCCGAATCCCCTTGGCAATATCGTCTTCCTTGCTCGTTTTCTGCGCCTGTATCTGGGCTTTCTGCTGCAACTTCCACATCACAACAGAGAAAATTCCGCTCACCAAAGCCGCTACAGCGCCGCCGCTGCATATAGCCGTCACCACCATTGCCGTCGTCCCGTCCACGTTCAATCCCCTGCCTTTTTTTCCAGTCTTTTTGGGCATTTCCGCGCCCCCGGAGTATTTTCAAAACGCTGGGTCTGAGGACAGAAGTATTGGTGGATGCAACACGCCTGGGCACGTTCCATCATGGTAACGGGTTCTTTCCCATCTACAAACAGGTTTCTGCATAATACCTGATAAAAACCGCGAACCCTTACCGCTTTTTCGCACGCTTCGTTCAATCTCATCACCACCCAGTCAGTTTGATCTCTACCGTTTTTATTATATTCTTACATTCGGCAGTCATCACAAGCGGCTGTGTAGAGGGCAACCAGCACTTGACTTGCACGATATTTCCACTCTGTGTCGCACTATACGCCGCATCATCCGGCCCGGAAAAAGAATAAGTGATGCTTTCTTCCGTCTTTACGCCATCTGCATAATATGCGGCTTCTATGGTGCATTCGTCATATTTGGCAAGCTGCTCTGGTATGGAGGTAATCCATTCCAAACTAGCCGGGATACTTGTTTCCTGCGATACTACCGTAACGGCCATTTGAACCGTGATAGATGGGTTCTTTTTCAAGGAGCATACAATACTCGCATTGCCCTCTTGAACCGCTTTTACGTGCCCCTCAGCGTTTACCAAGAGTATGTTTTCGTCGCTGCTGCTCCATAAATATTCAACGCCGCTTTCCGCTTCCGAACTTCCGTTTCGATACGAAGCCGGGACGAATGTTTCTTCCTGCCCGGCCTTCATCTGCACCTGTTCCGGCAGCGCGATCTTCCATTGGAATGTCAGTCCATCCGCGACACGGTTCTCCATATCGTCTATGGCAAGCGGTTCCGCACTCTCCAAGTCGAAATACTGGATATGTACGCTGCTGATATCCTCTGTAAACTCCTGCGCAAAATCCTGTACGCCGCGCACGGTATACGCCTGATGCCCCAATATCATGCGCCGGTTGTGCATGATCTCTTCCGTTTCCGGGTTCAGCTGCATCACGCTGTGCTGATAAGCGTCTATCAGGATCATGCCTTCCTTCACGCTGTTGCCGGTCGCAAGGTCTCCTGCGCCTTGACCATAGCAGAAAGGCTCATGCAGAATGTTCCCATAATAGTCCAGATGGTTCCACACCGCGTTGCACCGGCGGATGACGCTGGTCCCCGTAATACTCTGGATGTTCATAGGGTTTACCACCAGCCATGTGTTCCCGTTGAAGATGACCTTTGCCCCAAGTGGCAAAAAGTCGATCTTCGGGTTTTCCACCATGATCTTCTGCCAGTCGCTCCCAAGGTTTTTCCCTGTCGTTGGGTCGATCATCATCGCCGTGCGGATGCGAAGTGGCTTGTAGGCGTAAAAATCATCGTGAACCAGCCCCTGCACCTGCGCCAGCACCATATTGCTGCTCCAACGCAGGTTTTTCCGGGCAAACGCTCTGGATGCGTCTGCAAAATACTGGGTCTGTGTATCCACGTTATACGGATTATTTGTCCCGCGCTGCAAATAAGGTTTTCCTGCGGTCAGAAGGGCGTTTCGGATTCCAGTCTGCATTCAGCATTCCCCCTAACCATTGCTCTGTTCGGAACGTTTTACAGGCGGTTTCATCTTATGGTTCTGCGGGATTGTCTGCCTCCGCATCAGGTTCTGTTCGTACCGAAGCAGCGCGTCGTTCAGCTGGGTTCGGTCTTCCTTTTTCCGCGCCGTAACCGCCGTCATGTGTGCGCTTTCACTGGCAATGTCAAAGGTCTTGTCGCGTATCTTCGGCTGAATATTCAGCAGGTCGTTGCCGAAGCGGCGCATCCACGTATAAGCAATGCACAGTGCCAGAATATGGCACTGCTCATAGTCCAGCTCATAATCGAATACGCCGTCCGTATAGAAGTCCATATCCACCTGTTGGCCTTCCGACACGTTTCCTTTGATGGTCACGTTCCCCGTTTCCGGGTCGTAATCACTGGCTACTGCGGTTTCCGCCACTTCGCCCGTAGCGTCTGCCGTCGCAATGACCGCGCTGCACAGCTCGTATCCCTTCATTCCCGTTTCAATGATAAAGGGAGCCGTCTGGTCGCCTTCCGCCGTATACAGATAATCTCCATACGCCGGCGCTTGAAACGCCAGCCATTCCTGCGCTTCCGGTGGACGGGAAAACAGAGGGATGGAGTCGATCAGCAGGTCGCTCTTCGCCCGAAAGAACCGGGCGGGGCTTAACGCCAGCTCTTCGTTCCAGTATTCGTCGTTGATCTCCTGCATGGCATACCGCGTCAGAATATCCGAAAAAGTCACCGCCATCGCTTTCATCCCTCCTTTCCTGATTACAGCTTCACTTTCGGGCCGCCTGCATACGCCCACTGCACTTGGAACCACGTCAGCGTCGAAGAAGCGGCAAATTTGATCTGATCAATTCCGCCGCCGTAGATCACTCCGTATTCTCCGCTCGGCATTTTCACGGCCTTCAACGTGTTTTCTTTGTTGAACGTCACCGTAAATTCATCGGCAGACCGCATATCACATACACCGATCAACGGATAGTGTGTGTCACCGTCAAAAAATGCCGCTTTGATCGCGCTCTGAACTGTACCGATCACGTCTCCCGTGAACGCGCTGGTCGTGTCCACGTTATAAATATTGCCCCAATTCATATGGCGCTCCCATCCCTTCTTTTCCAAATGGCAGTCTTACAAGTCCTGTTTGTTCATAGCTTCAAGGATCCCGGAGAACAGCCCGCGTTTTCTCGCGTCGCTGTCGGGCTTGTCGGCGAACATACCCTTCGTCATGTCGTTCAGTTGCTTCACAAGCTCGCGGCGCTTCGTTACCCGCTCATCTCCCTGCTGGAATGCCGTTACGAACCGACGGGCCACCATTTCCTTGTAGTCGTTGCACAGTTTCGGGAAAATCGTCAGCATTTCTTCGCTGCTCATGTCCAGCATCTTCGCAAAGGCCATTTCATCCATGAACTCGCCTTCCCGGTACTTTACGCCGTACAGCTCCCGTTCGTCGTCCGTCATGCCGCTCAGAACGATCAGCATCCGATGGTCCAGCATGTATTGCACCTGATCGGAATAAAATCGGCTGAAATCGCTCTTAGGCACGGTCAGGATGCCCCGCTTGCCCGTCACACGGCCATAATAGCCGCCGTCACCGAACACGGCCACGTTATCGTCCGCTACCTCTGCCTGAAAGCGCAGCACGATCTTTTCCTGATCTCCCTGCACCTGAATGATGGTAGGCGTAGAAGCGTCCCGTACCTTGGCAATGGCTTCCGCCACGATGCGGTCTACCTCTTCCTTGGTGAAGGTAGGCTCCTTCTTTTCCTCCACGGGAGCAGCCGTTTCCACTACGGTCTTTTTCTCTTCCTTTACTTCCTCCACAACCTTTTCAGCGGCTTCCTTCTTGGCCGCACGGGCCTTCCGCATACGCTCCGCAGCGTTCTTTTTCTGTTCCTCGCTCATTGCCATGTTCTTGCATCTCCTTTTTCTATGGCCTGTTTTTTGCTGTTGCAGACGGGCGGATTTGCACCGTCCTTCGCTCTCCTGTCTGCATGGGGAGGGGCTTTTTTGCCCCTCCTGAACGGGGAAGCGCTTGGCTTCTCACGCCGTTCTCATTGTGTCTGGACCCGTCTGTTATCAGACGGGGGTAATCACCGCGAGCTTGGATGCAAAGACGGGCTTCACATCGATGCTCATGGACACCACGATGTCGATGGTCATGTCCGCCGTTTCGTCGGGGGTCAGCTCCAAAGTGATGGGGCTCCCTTCCTCGAAGCAGACATACACAGGCTTGTAGCTGCCGTTGGGGGCGGCAGTCATCCAAACCATATTGTTGGGCACCACTTCGGTAATGGTGGTGTTCTGAGTACCGGGAACGACCGCGTTGTTGATGGGGAACAACCGCACGCCCATGAAGTCGTCCAGATAGCCGTACCGCGCCCACGGCACGCCCAGCATGGTCGCCAGAGCAGCGTCCAGACTGGTGTTGGTTCCATTCGCGCTGGAAGGCAGCACATGGCTCAGGGCCAGCAGATCGCCAAAGGCCATCACATTGGAAACACCCGTGCCGTTCAGCATGGCAACACGCTTGGCCGCAGTGACCCAGTTGGTGTTGGAGAAGGTGAACTGCATATTGGTGGGGGTGTACATGGTATTGGTGCTGGCAGCGACCAGAGCGTTCACCCACAGTGCCGTGATCTTGCTGTACATACCAGCGGAGATGGCGTTGAAGGTACGGCCCAGATCGGCGTCGTTGCCCGCCAGCTGATACCACTTCCACGTCGCCTTGGCGGTACGCAGGGTGGGGTTCATGGTCAGGGTCTTGGCGTACAGGTAGTTGGAGGGCTTGGAACGGGAAGCGCCCCAGCTGTCGTCCTCGAACAGGAAGATGTCGTTGCTCTGCACGTCGATCTCGTAGGTCTTGCCAAGCGGCGCATACACGGTCTGGGCCAGCCAGTCCATAGCGTCACTGAAAGTGGCTGGGAGAACGGGGGTCACGATATCGGTCACGATACCAGCCAGCGTGCGCAGGAAGATGGGATTGGTGAAATAGCCGCGCTGGTTCTTGCGGAACTCTTCCATCGTCTCGGGAGATTCCTTGCCTTCCAGCTTATCGCTCACCTTTGCGCAGAACAGGAGCAGGTTTTTCTGAACCTTCTCGTTCAGCGTCTTATAGGTCATGTTCTCGCCCATCAGGGAATTAAACTTTTCCTCACGCTTCTCAGCGTTGCGCAGGGCATTCATGCTCTTGCCAGCGTATTCCGCAGCCAGCAGACGGCCGCAGCTCACGATGTCGGCGCGTTCGACGCTGCCGCCGCACTGAGAGGCGTTCACATTGAAAACACCGCTGGAAAGGTTGTTCAGACGGATGCTATCCATTGCCATTGTTTATCAACTCCTTTTCGATCAGCCGGCATTCACGACGGCGAAGTGGGCTTCCACATCGATGTAGCCGAAACTGCCATAAGCGCCCTCGGTAAAGTTGCCAGTGCCCAGTACCGTGAAATAGGGGGTCCCGTTGGTGGTGGGCTTGGCGGATGCGGGAAGCAGCTGACCGTCCTTCACCGTCAGGAACTTGTTGGAACCCAGCGCGGTAGTGGCGTTGCCGATACCAAAACGGTAGTGACCGCCCTCAATGAACTTGATCTTGGTGAAGGTCACACGCCGGCCGGCGGGAGCGGGCAGACCCAGCGTGTTCGCGCCCACCTTGAAGACCTGGCCGGTCACGGGGTCCTGCACCTCGTTCACGTCGAAGGTGTTGCAGGCGTAAATTTCCGTGTCCATCAGGTCGCCTGCCACAGCGGCGATCATTTTCCACGTGTTGTTGTTATTCACGCCGGTGTAGCCCTCGTTGGGCAGCAGTGCGCTTTTCTTGCACAGGAAACCGGCGGAGCAGATTTCCTCGGCGTCGGAGCCGTTGTAGAAAACGCCGGTGATGTTGGACTGGCTATCGAACTCATGGTTGGAAACCTTGGTTTCGAAAGCGGTATTGGCGATGTATGCCATGTTCTCTCACTCTCCTTATTTCAGCCGGTTGTAAGCGGCCATAATGTCGCTCTGGCGTTCGCCACCCAGATTTTCGTAGGCGTTCCATACGGTGCGGGCGCGGTTCTTGGCAATGGTCTCGGCGCTGTTCTTGCGGATCACGTCCATGCACATGGCCTTTACAGCCGCACAGGCGCGTTCGTCGCCGTTCCATTCGCCGTCCGCATTCACGCAGTCGGCGTACACATCGTTGTCGATGTCCTTTTCCACGTCCTCGCACACCTTTTCGTCAACCTGCGCTTCGCCCTTGGCTTCCTGCACCTTGTTGATCTCATTCAGTGCTGCGTGGATCGCGTCCTTTGCCATCTGGCAACGGCGTGCCTTTTCCTTGTCCTTCATTTCCTTGATGGAACTGTTCAGTTTTTCCACTTCGGTCTCGGCTGCTTCCGCCTTTTTCGTCGATGCGGTAAGCTGTTCCTGAAGCGTGCGCACATAGTCGTCCAGCGGGGCGGCAATTTCCAAAGCGTCATTTACCTTTACGGTCACAGTGGCGTTAGCGCTCTGGAAGCGGGTATCTACCACCAGATCGGGTTCTGCTTCCGTAAAGGAATAGACCTGAATATCGCCGTCCTTCTTGGAGCAAAGCGCCACGTTCAATCCGTCTTCGGAAGCGCAGATCACTTCGTGATCGGCAAACATCGCTTTCAGCTGACGCATCCGTTTGCTGTTGCTCATGTTGGTTTTCACTCCTTTATCTGTCTTTTCTGCGGGCTTCAGTCCCTCTTTGGTCACGCCCATATAGGAAGCTGCCCGCAATTGAAGCTCCCCAAAGTTCACCTGCGACAGAGGCCTGATTTCCGCTCCTGCCACTGCCGGGGGTACGTCGTCGCCAAGGATGGTCACGCCCAGAACGGTGTACTCTTCTTCTATTTCCTCACCGTTCTCCATGCGGTTCCTGGTCACAAGCGTCTCGATGGATACGGACATGCGCCCCTGCGACGCTATCTTTTCCACCGCTTCCCTTGCATACCAAGTCCAGATCGTGCCCTTGCCGATGATCCATTTATTGCCTTCTCTGTTCTCCATGCGCATATCGTCCTGGTTCACAGAGAGAGAGCCGATAATCCGTTCACTGTCTGCATCAGTGAAGCTGGCGTATTCCTGCCCGTCGGCAGTCCGTTTCATGCGGAAGTTGTGCCCATCGCCCGTTTTCGTTCCGGCGCGCGTGTAGGCAATCAGGATGGGTTTCCCGGCGAACAGCGGCCTGTGCCGTTCCAGGTTTTCATATCTCCATCCGTTGGCTGTCACTTTGTCGTTCAGCAGTTCCAGTTCCACCGTATAGAGATAATCGTTCGCCTTTTGCAGAAATCGTATCTCGCCGGAAAGCGTTCTCAGCTCCCGCTTCTCAGGCGGCTTTTGATTAAATCTGCTCATTCGTCATCCGCCTCGCTTTCCGTCAGCCTTTTTACCCAATTATCAAAGCTGGTCTTGCCGGGATTGGAATCCCACATTTTCCACGCTTCCAGCACCTTTGTACGGTCGGCGGTGTTTTCCATTTGCAGGTTTTCCGCGCTCAGGCTCATGGAGTTGTTTTCCGTCCCGGCAGTCGCATCAATAAACCGGTTCAGCGCAGCATCCACATCGAAGATCACGTCGGCTACTACGTCGAACGCTTTGTTCATATCTTCGATGGTCTCATCAAACTCCGGCGTCCCCGGATAGGTCTGTTTCAGGTGGCTTTCATGCAGAATATCGCCGAACTTGTCCAGCCGTTCCAAATTGGCGTGGGCCAGCTTGTGGATGAAATCGCTGGTAAACGGCAGACCATGTTCCACCCACACGCTTTCCTTCACTGTATCCAGCACACGGTTCGCCCATAAATAGGCATAATTCACGTCGCTTGCCGCTTTCAGCATTTCGGCGTTCCGCTCATCGGCGATCATCTGGTATTCGCTGAATCTCATAGCCGTTATCCATCCTTTCTCGTCAAAATAGAGAAAGGAGCCGGTGCAACCTCATCAGTTGCTGCCGGCTCCTTTTAGCCCTTCCTGCGGCCCTTTTGCCACAGGGATACTATATTTAATTGCTTTCTTGACTTCATATACGACGATCCCTTCCCGGTTTCTTTTTATCTCTACACTGTTTCCACGGGAAAGAGCGTCTTCGATGGCTTTCTGCACCTGCTTTTCAAGCATTCGCATCACCATCCTCATTTATTGTATTCTTTTTTTTACGAACAATCAAATCGTCCTCTTCTGGGGCGTCTGCGCGTCGAAAAGAACCGAACCCGATCACTCCGCACCTTTTACAATGGAAATAGCCAAAATGCAAGAACCGATGCAGCATGGTTTCTGTTACCATACAATTCGGGCAATCCATTTCATAATGTTCGATGATCCTGCTCATATCTCGTTCGCCCCCGTCGCATCGTCTATATCGGCTTCTCCGCCGCCTGTCAGGGCTTCCCCCTCGTTGCTCGGTCTTCCGCCCTGCGGGTTTTCGGTTCCTCCGCCAATGGGCGGCAAATTGTTTCCGTCTGCACGGGCACTGTAGGTGCTCACCAGCGGCAGTCGCTTGCTCATCACGTCGATCCCCATGATCGCATTGCTGATGCTCATATCATCCAGCAGCGTCATGCCGTTCATGGCGGCATACTTCATCGTCGCAGGGAGGATCCCAAGCGTCATGCCTTCTTTCGCTTCCTTGCGCATCTGCTCATCATCCGCCAGCGTTCCGAACATCATGAAACGCCATTCCCAATTCGGACGCAGTTTTTGGATCAGTGTGTCCATCATGCGGCTGAACTGACCATACATATGCTCCGCAAACCGGCTCTCAATTTTCAAACTGATCTGTGCAACACCTGCGCGTGCTTCGCTGTTTGTCGGGATCAAAGCGCTCATGCCGCTCTTTTCCATCGCGTATTCGTACCCCGCCGAGCTGATGCTGTTGGCATTGGGGCTTTCCGGCAGGCTGACCAGCTGCATGTCCTTGAACGGAGCGCTGAATATGCCGATGCCTCCCGTATTGTTGGCCTGCATCATGGAATAGAACAGGTCTTCGAACAGCGTTCGCCCGGTGGGGCTTACCTTGATGGGGTCTGCCTGCGTGGGGCTTACGGCGTCGTATGTCTCCAACTGCCCCAGCACCATACTTACCAACGGATTCTGGACGATCTCCAACTGTACCTGTTCATACTGCGCAATCTGCGCCATGCTCAAATACAAGCCCGTAAAAGGGGATACAACGTTGGGCTTCACATCGTCTATCTCGAACGTCCACGCCTTGTCTACGGGCAGATAGACCCAGTAAAACCACGTTCCATTCTGGTTGTATACGTCTGGCGTTTGCCCAAAAGCTCCTGCGCCGTATCCAGCATTCTTTTTGTAGTTCTTCAGCCATTCGGTACGAATGTTCTTTCGGCTGGCATACACCACGCCTTTCGGGCTGACGTTCACATTGCCGTCCAGTGCCCCCAGAAAGTCGTCCATAAACGGTTCAAACAGATCGCCGAACTGATAAATGGTCGTTCCGGGCTGCAAGAAATAAAACATGTTGAATGCGACCGTATATTTGCTTACGTTGTTGAACCCGGCGATCTTGACCCAATCCTGCGGCAGCTGCTGCATAAAGGCACAGCGTACCTTGTTGTGGGATTTATCGATGTCGATCCTCGGCACATAGAACACTTTGCCGTCACGCAGACACTGCCCGACGATCTTACGCATTTCCCGGTCGGGCTGCATTTCTTTCGACAGTTTACACAAAAGCCGCCATTCCCGCTTGAACGCTTCGCTCTTCGCGTCTTCTTTTTCTACGTACTCCGGGTATACGTAATAATGGTAGGTCAGCAGGTCTTGATACGTCGTGCGTATCTTCTGCATGGGATACGCCGTGTATTCCAGTATGTTCCCCACTTCCCGAAGAGAACGTTCGTTTTCGTTCGGAGCGCGGAGCATGTCGACAATCTCATCTTTCCCATGCTCTTTGGGAAAACTGCTGATGTTCTTTACGCGCCTGTTCTGAATAATAGGGTTTGCCGTGTACATGCTGCTGAACGGCGCTGCACGGTAAAAGGCAGCTCGAATGTTATCTACAGGCATATCCCCGTACTGCGCATTCAGTTTTTGAAACCACTCCTGATAATTCGGATAACCGTTGCTCGGCTGTTGTTTCTTTTTCTGCTGCGTAGCCATTTTCTCACTCACCTGCCTTTTCTTTTCTTACGCCCAACGCTTCTTTTTCCGCTTGAAGTTCTTCTTCAAACGCCTTCATAAATTTCAGATCGTTCAGCGCACATTTTTCCATGCTTTTTTGTGCGCGTTCCACACATAATTCCGTAATGCAGTCGGCCAACCATTCTTTTTCCGATTCGGTCAGCGTGTCCAGAAAAGCATCGTCTGCGACTGCAAACAGCTCGCTTTCCTTCCGGCCATAGACCAGGATCAAATCGGAGTCCATCCGACAAAAACGGAATTGGGAGGCTTCTTCTGCCGCTTCTTCCGTCGTAGGGGCAAACATCACTTTCCATCCCCTTGGCATATTATCACCTCCGCATATTTCCGCCTATCCTTGCCAGCACTCTTGGCGCCAATCTGTTTCTCATCGGTCGTCTCTCGCCGTTTTCCGCTCCCGTAAAAGCGTCCATGCCGCCTTCAAACGCCTTTTGCCATTCGCTTTCCCTGTGGATGCTGTCCAGCAGGTTCTTGCGTTCCAATCTCTGGGCGATTCGGAGCGCATATTTCGTAGCCGACCACATGTCTCGATTGATGGAACGGGAAATTCGTTCTTCCCGGAACCCAGCTCCCGCCTGCCGCTTTTTCAGGTTCGATATCTGCCCGGCCATTTCTCGGCATTTCAGATAAGGTCTTGCGATGGTCGGGTCACTCACATCGTCCTTGATCCGATGCACCCGCTTATACGCCAGTACGCCTTCGTTGATGTTGCTGGTCAGAATGCGTACATTCCGCTGTTCCCACTCCACTTCCGCATACCGTAGCATGTCGTTTTCATTGTCGTGGTCATCCCGATACCCTATACTGTAGCCGCCTGTGGCGTTAATCTGGTAGATCACCGGCAATGCGCCATCCAGTTCCAGTTCGGGCAGGTCGTGTTCTACGCAGCACAGCGGCGGTAGCCCATCCCCAAGGTCTTTGTGCAGGTCTTCCAGCACAGCCCGGCCATAGCTTCGAGCATCGATAGCGATATACGTTGCCTGACCGCCGTCCAGACAGAAGCGGAACCAGCGCTCTTTCAGCTTTCGCGCCTGTATCATGCTGTCCTTCGGGTCTTCATCCATCACATAGACCACACTTTTCAAAAACCTGTCCTTCTTATGTTCTTCCCACTGCCGTTCACATTTTAGCACGGATGTGGCGCACTTTGCGTTTTTGCTTCCGTCAGCGTAACTTACGTCGTAGCTGACGATGTAGATCACGTTCGGGTCGCCGCAGTGCCGGTTCTCCATCACGGTAACGGTCTTGCTTTCCGTCAGCGTGCTGTCCCGTATCACGGGGTTTTCGCACGTTCCCGTCCAGATGGAGCCAAGCTCCCGCAAAAATTCTTCCGGCGTTTCCTTGCTTTTCAGGTCGTTGTACCAGCTCAGGTTGCGGATACCGTTCAGAACGGCTACCGACGCTGGAATATCCATCGCAAACCCGGAATACCCTTCCACCATTTTTTTCAAAATGGCGCTTCTGTACCCGAATGCTTCATTCTGCTGTCTGCCTGCGCTGGTCACATAGGTTTTCTGGCAGTCCGGCAGCATGGGGTCTATCTGCCCGTCTACCAGCCTGTGAATACGGACGGCGGGGATAACTACCTGACGCAGTTTTTCATGGTCAAAGGCTTCTCCCTTTTCCTGCTGCGCCACTTCCTCAAAGAACGCGCTGCTGGCGTTCGTGCCGCGAACCACGGCTACGTCGATAGAGCTTCCGTATCTTGTCTCAATGCGGAAATGGTCTATCGTGTTCGCCTTTACTTCCCACATGGATGCCAAAAGCGGGTAATTCTTCGAAATCCGCTGGAAAGCGTCGCTGATGATCTGCGTCGTCTGTTTCAGCGTCGGCCCGAAATACTGCATCTGGATCCCCGGATACAATACTCCCTGCTGCATTTTGCAGAAAAGCCCGGTGTAACTCTTTGTCAGGCCGCGTCCGCCGGTGATGAAAACTTCTTCGTTTCTCACCTCGGCCCGCATCATCATGCACTGAATCGGCGCCAGCGTATAATCCGGGTGCTCCGCTTCGCAAAATGCGGCGAAACGGTCAGGGTAAAGCCGCCAGTAAGCGATCAGGATAGCGGCGGCTTTCACACATAAAGGCTCATATACGCTTTCTTCGTCTACATCCAGCATCTTTCTGGGAGTCGCCATCAGTGTTTCGCCCCCTGTCGATGCACCGCCATGCCCAGTTCCATCATGGTCTCCCGTTCCTTGAAGGAAGGTTCTGCCATAAACTCTCCAAGCCGGTCTTGCACCTGCAATTCTTCCGGCAGCTCCACCAGTTCACTCAGGCCATTGTTCATGCGCATGGTGTTGGTGATCGCCAATATCTGCGCGTCCAGCGCATCCCGGCTCATGTTGAAACGGCCTTTGTCGTTGCGGATGTAGTTGATAACGCCGTTCAGTAAAAACACGCCATCCTTCATCATCCCGTGCTTTTCCAGCGCGGTAACAAGGCCATCCACGCTTCGTTTCACAATGGTTTTCTGCTCCCGCGCCGCTTTGATCATGCCATCCGCTTGCTTGATCGACTGGTTCAGCGCCGTAATCATCTTCGTGTCGTTTTCCCGGATAGCGTCTTCCCGCAGCATCCGCCACTTCACCATATCCCGCAGGTGCATGGCCACGCTGTCAAACACATCCTCGTTGTCGCTTTTCAGGTTGCGATAGTCCCGCTCCATAGCGATATACCGTTCGTCGCTCTGTTCGCCCCAACGTTCCGATAATATTTCCCGAATTTCCGGGGTAATATCTTCCGGGCGTTTCAGCTTCGGATTCTGGGTCTCTTTGTTTTCGGCCATCTCAAACGCCCCTTTCTCTCTATATACGCTCCGCAGAAAGCCGGAGGAAAAACCTTCTGCGGAGTTTGGAAAGCGGCAAATAAAAAACACCGCCATTCCACCAACTTGCAATCAGTGGAACGCGGTGTTCCGTGCTATACAAGTCTATTATATAGCACCTTTTCACACTTTGCAAATATTGAATTTTTTTCAGCCGTTTATCTCATCCATGCATTCTCTTGGAAGCGGCCTTACTACGCCGCCTTTCAGCAAACATTCCGTTTCTGCCCCGCATTCTTCGCACGTGATGGTCACTTCGCATTCACCTTCAATATCGAAAGCACGTTTCTTTCTTTTGGACGTCAACCGCAATCCGTTCGTTTCCCCTAAAAGGTTCCTGCATCTGCGGCAATACAGCGGTTTCATGGGATATGCCATCGTCAGTCACCGCCTTCATGGGTCTCGGCGTAACGTCTTCCCATCACACGGAAGTTCGTCGTGCCGTTGATGCGCATCACTTCTTTTTCCCATTTCTTTTTGTTTTTATAAAATGGGCAATCGCTGCTTTTTTCACAAAGCATATCGTTCAAAGCGCTGCAATAAATGTACTGTCCAGCCGGATTTTCTTTCACCACGTATGCAAAGCAATCCGCTTTCACCTTTTTATCCCTCCGCTCTTTTCTTCAAATGTTCCAGATAATCAGCCAGATTTTTAATGGTCAATACCAGCCAATAGGCTACGATGTACAGCCACATATTGTCCTGATTCAAAAGCCCGATAAACACCACCAAAGCGATAGCCATCAGGGCGATCACACACCAGAAAGACACCTTTTTACAACCGCTCAATCTTCTTCCTCCGCCCAATGCACGTTCTTGTATTTGCAGAAGGAACCGTTCTCCGGCAGATCCTCCATCAGAAGTTTATCAAGCGTCTTCCGATATACGCACTTCTTTTCATCTTCCTTCATGCCAAGGCAGATGCAGCACTTTTCTTCCGCAAACATTTTCAGCACATCCCGCAGTGCCTTTGTCTGCACGTAGGTAAAGTCGTTTTCCTCTTCCATGCTCACTGCCCTGCGAATTCGAAGGGCCATTTCCATGTTCGCCCAGTTCATGCGCATGGTGTCCAATTTCTCTTCCGGGACGGTTTTCAGCATATCCGTTGCAATTTCCAGCGTATCTTCCGCAATGCGCTGCATCTTCTCGGTGTTCCCCGTCATTTTCAGCCGCTTTGCAAGCGTTTTACAGGCCGTTTCTGCCTCCTGCGACAATCCCATCAGGAATTGCATCGACTGGCTCTCATAGTGCCTTAAAGGCGTTCTTTCCATCATTTTTTCCTCCAACTGGCATAGTGCCCTAATCCAGATTCCTGTAACATGAATGTCGTCGCTACTGCCAATGCCGACCAAACGTCCGCATGAAACCCATACAACGTGTCAGGTGTTGCTTTTGTCCCTCTGCCGTTCTTGAAGTCGAATTTGGCATACGTGTCAATCAATGCCTGACGAATGTTCGCGTCCTTGGCTTTGGAGCTGTTGCAAAGCGTGATTTTTTCTTCCAGACGGTAAACGTACTTCACTGGGATTCCGCAGGCGCATTCTGTAAATCTGCCTATCCACTCGCACGTTTCAAACACTTCACGCCCAACAGCCATTCCCATGGAAGCAACGCGCTCGATCACCACGAACTGTTCCAAATCTGTTTCTTCGTAAACAAACTCATACAGGGCTTTCACTACTTCGTCGTTTTCTACCTTGCCGAATTTCAGGATCGTTGCCTTTTTCGGGTCAAATGCCAGCTTATCCCCTTGCGCCCGCTCGACCCGCATCACCACGTAGGCGCTTTTGGTATTTCCAGGGTCTATGGCGAATATCTCCACGTCATTCATCGGCGTTCTCCTTTTCACGCATGCAAGTGCGACAGTTTTTCTTTCAGTTCTTTTGGCATTGGAACGCCATTCTCGAAGGAAGTTTTTTCTGCTTCCTTCGGTTCTGGAAGCCCGTCTGTGCTTTCACCAGCCCCATACAAGCCCTGTAGCCGTGGCGGCAATTTCCGCTTTTCCCGCGCTTTCGCCGCTTCATCCCGGTAGTTGCGCTTGAATCCACTGGCTACGACCGTTTCCAGCTGACCTACGTCCATTTCGGCATAATCTGTCAATAGTTCATGCCCACCCAAGCACTTTTGAACCATTTTGGGCAGATTCTCAAACTCTTCCTTTGCGTTATACCGGCTCCTGCTGATGGCACTTCTTACCAGCGCCCACGCCTCGTTTTCTCCCAGCTCATCCTTGTCAGGCGGCAGAAGAGCCATCAACTGACCGATGGTCGGTGGGAACCCACTCGCATCGCTTCGGATGAATACTCGCGCCGCGACCGTCATTTCCGAAAGTTCTTTGTCCGGTAGAAGATTGGCCCACACCAGCGCCATTTCCTGCGCCTGTTCTTGGCTCGTATCGCGGAAGAAACGGGGATATGCCGAACTAATCAATCTCAATAGGCGAGCTGCATCCGTCTGGTTCAAAGCCCGTTTCCTCCTTACTAAACGCAAAATCAAAAGGATTTTCCATCGTGGTACGCAGGTCAGCCCGCACTTCGTTCTCGTACTGTCCCTGATTCAGCCACGTAGACGGGTACGGAATGAACTGCCCGTTATTTTTCTTCCAGTCTGCTCCGCGCTTCTGGTCTTCAATGGCCTGCATAATGGTTTCGAACAGCGTTTCGTTGGGCTTGATCTTATCCCACGCTTTTTTCGCAGCAGTTTTCGCCATCTTTCTCGGATACGCCTTCCAGAACTGGTTGAAGCGCTGGTCATTGGCATTTGGAACGGATACCGTATCGTGTTCTGTTCCCGCTGAAACCCTGTAATTCGGGTCGATCATTTCCACAACGATGTCAGAACCGGGGATTTTTTCTTCCTGTTCCGGGTTTTCTACCATCGTGCATTCCTGCTCGCTGGTTTCTGTGCTTTCATCAGTCGCTTCCTGTCGGATACCCAACAGTGTACAAAGGAAGCCTGCCGGGATTAGACCGTAGTGGCTTTCCGAAAGCTCTTTGCAAATATTCTCCTGCACTCTTTCTACCAAAAACGAAAGCAGTTCGTGCGTAGATTGGCTGAAATCCCGATGAGTATACTTTTTCTGCACCTGTTCCTCCATCATGCTTCCTCCTAAAATCCGGGGTCTTCATATTCCCCAGCCGAATAACCGTCCGACATTTCCTGCTCATAGTCGGTTTTCATTTCAGCAGCATAATCGTGCTGGTCATGTACAAATTCTACCTGTATCTCGTAGGTCGGTTTCCCTGTTCGCTGCGTCCAATAATCGCTTTGCCGCACGAATCCGGCCACCAGAAGCCTTGTTCCCTTGTCCCACTCGATCAGCTTTTTAGCCAGATGATCGTCAAAACCCGTCGTCAAGGTAATGGCGTTTTGAACATCTGGTTTCTGTTCCATCCCTTTCGGCGGTTTTTCCATTTCGGCAAAGGCTTTCCACTGATATTTCCCGTTTTTCATCATGGTCAATGACGCTTTTTTTAGTAATGTCACCACACCGAGCATCGGATACCCGTTCTGCTTGAATAGCGGGTTCCCCAAAAGCCGCATCTTTCATCCCTCCTTTCGGGAGCGACCTTTCCATCGACCGCTCCCTTGCTGTTTTCTATCAAGCGTTCGGGTCAAATACCGCTTCGAACGGGTCTGCCGTTCGCTGGGGATGAGCGTTCTTGGCCGTTGCATCGGCAACTGCCTGTTTCGGGACTTCCTGTACCACGGAATCCGCTTCCATCGGCGTTGATTCCTGCGTCTCAAATGCATCACTGAAACCGTCAGACCCGGCAATCTTTTCGTCGCTTTCCAGCGCCGTTTCCAGTTCGGTACTCTTAATGCCCCACTTAGTCAAAAGCTGTTTCAATACCGTTTTCTCGCCCATGCTGTCAAAACGGTTGTACCAGGGGGAAGAACACTTGCGCAGTTCCGTATCGGTCATTCCAGTCCCAGTTTCAAGGTACGTCTGGTACTTTTTGAACAGTTCCGTATCAAACGCCTGGCTATACCGTGCAGCCCATCCCAGCATCTTTTCCTTGCTGAAATACACGCTCTTTTTGAAACCGTTCAACAGTTCAAAATAGGCCAGATAGCCAATGACAGGGGTCTTTTCCCGCTGGTCTTCATCCTCGATAAACTCGAACTTCGGCTTCCCGGTATTCTTGTCACGGCCTTTATATTCGCCATCACGAATCTCAATGGTATCAATATCAAGATACTGTCCGCTTCGAATCGCCAACTGCACCAAACCGTTCTTGCCGATCTGGAACGTGGCCTTGTCTCCGTAAGGAATGATCCACGCTTCACCCAATGAAGGAGAAGTGGACAGGTTCAGTGCCGCGCACTGTAGACCCGCGCTTACAATGCTCACGGGCGTGCAGTCTTTCAGCAGCGGATTTGCCGTGTACACGGACATCATATTGCTGGTAAACTTGGTCATCGCCCGCTTGTCCCCGTTGAAGCTGGCTCCGATCATCCGCTGCATACCATTGCTGGCGAGCGCGACAGAGAGGGGAGGATTTTTTCCATTGCTACCGCTTGCGACCAAACTGTTTTTTGCCTGTGCCATCTTTCATACCGCCTTTCTCAAATAGCCCCATATTCGATCCCGTTTTCCTGCATAAACTTTTGCAGGGCACGGAGCTGTCCCATCGTTCCCTTTACCTGAAAGCGAATCACGGTCTTGGTTTCGCCGTCGTACTGTTCCACCGGCTTTGGTGTTTCCACCGGCGCTTCAGCAGGATTTTCCTTCGGCTTTTCTGTACCCACGGAATTTTGAATGTTCTCCTGCGCCCGCCGTTCCGCTTCCATTCTCCGCGCTTCTTCCGCTTTCCGCCGTTCTTCCCGTGCCACAATTTCCCGCTCGATATCCTTCTTCGCCTGCAAAACGCAAGCAATGCTCTTAGTAGAACGGTACCGGGCTTTCAGGCTGACCGCCATAGACGAATCTACTGTTTCACACAGTTCATCCAAAGCGAGTGTATCTTCCACGTACCTGGAACAGATTTCTTCCACCTGTTCCGTGGCCGCTTCTAAAGCGCAGGTAGCGTTCAGCCATTTCGGGTCAAAAATATCTTCGAAGGAAACATACTCTCCGGCAGCACCGATCTTTTCCCGGAACACAGCTTCCAGCGTCTCCCGCTTTTCCCGCTTCTTCCGTTCTTCAAAGACTTTGATCTGCTTGTCAATTTCGCGGGCCGGAGCGTCGCACATTTCCAGCAGCACTTTGACCTTCTGCTCGAACTCCGTATACGGTTCCATCCACTGCTTCTTTACAGTGATTTTTTCGGCGTTCAGCGCATCCCGCACCTTCCGAAGCAACGCACGGTCTTTTTTGGCCTCGGCAATACCGTCTTCCGTCACCAGAAGCCCCTTGTACTTTTCCAGTTTTTCAGCAAGCTGCGTTTTCAGCTCATCGTAGTTGAACGCGATCTCCTGCGGCTTGAGAGCCGTACTCAGATCAGTCGTCATCCGAAATTCCATATTCATTCCTCCTGCTTCCACTTGATTGCGCTCCTGATTGTATGGGTCTTATGATTGATGCAAACGCTATCGTCATTCAGCTCGATCACTCCGTACATCGCAAATCTTTTCGGAATAATGACCGTGGCGCTGCCGTAGGCCGTGACCGTGGCGCTGTTGTAGGCCGTGACCGTGGCGCTGTTGTAGGCC